GAGAAACTATTCACGGCAATCTAAAGGGCACTGCAGATAAAGCACGTCGTTTAGGTACGGTAGGTATAAGCATATTCAATTCGCTTGGCAGTTTATTAGTTGATGGTTCAGGTACTAGCGGGGCGGGTAGTATTAATTTTACATCTACTGCGAATCCAACCGAAGGTATGACTGAATCTTATCTTACTGTCGGAGACCGTGGTATACGTAAAATACATATTGATATTGATGACTATCTTAAGAATCAGCTTTTAACACGTACATACTCAGTAGATGAAGTTCGTGCAAAGATGAGAGATAAAAACAATAGAGACTTTAGTGAATGGACAGCGTATCAAATTGCTTCTGGTGTATTGAATGCAAATTATGCAAATAATGTACCATCATCGTATGGTTCTATAGTCTTAACTAATCAGCCTCAGGAACGAAGAGGTATTAATAGCATGGGTCAAATAGAGCCATTAGCTATTGTGCAAAAATATAAACCACCACAACTAAAAGTTAAATTTAATATAGCACCTGAAGCAAGATTTAAAAGCAATATGTCTGGCATAATTAATCAAAACACATTAATTAATCATGACACATCTATAGGTAAGTTCGTAGGCTTCGATGATCATGGAGAATTTAACAAGCTATCAAATGCTGTTAAGCAACAAATAGCTAAAAATTATTTTGTTATAAGCGAATTAATGAAACTAGTTTCTAATAGTAATATTCATCCTACAGAATTAGAAAATAGTTCATTGATAGTTGTTGAAGGTTACTATGCGACAGAAAAATATGGTATAGGGTCTTTAGAAAAAAGACAAACTGAAGTACTTACATCAAATAGCACTTTAGATATGAGATCAAAAGGTCGTGCAGTAGTATTTGAATTAAGAGACCAAAAAGGTAAGGTTGACAAAGAAGCGACATTTGAATTAGCTAAAATATGGAGTGATGCAGGTACATTCGATAAACTTATTCTAGACTACGACACTTACGATCCTAGCGGAGAACTCAATACACAAATAATAATTGAAGTTCCTGATATAAAATCATATAGCGGTATTAAATTTGCACGTAATGTACAAACTCTATTCAATAATAACGTGCAATCTAATGATGCTTTAGTTGAAATAGAGTTATAAATAGATGAAAAAGGTTTAACATGGCAAGAGTATTATCCATAGAAGACGGAAACTTATCGAGCTCGATACTTACATCGAGAGAGAAAAAGTATTCAGATATTCATTTGCTGTTTGAAAAGAAACCTAGTGGAGATATCTACAAAAAAACAGAAGCAGATGCAGTAAAGCAATCTGTAAAAAATATAGTTTCGACTAATACGACTGAAAAACCATTTGATATGGAATACGGCGCTAATATTACTGGAATGTTATTTGAACTTTCAAATGTTTTAGAACAAGAAAACATTAAAGACCAGATAACTAGCTCAATAAACAGATACGAACCAAGAGCCCGAGTATTAGACATTTTAGTAAACGATAATCCTGATGCTAATACGTTAAAAGTATTTGTTACATTTAGAGTTTTATCTACAGGAGAAGTTGTTGAGTTGGAAACTAATGTATCGAGGTTAAGATAAATGGCGACTACTATACGATCTACAGATTTAGATTTTACAAACATAAAAAATAATCTAAAGATAGCTCTACAAAATAACCCAGAGTTTCAAGATTATAACTATGAGGGTTCTGGCCTTTCTGCTCTCTTAGACGTATTAGCATATAATACGCATTATAATGCATTGATTGCAAACATGGCATTAAATGAATCGTATTTAACTACAGCGCAACTTAGATCATCAGTCGTATCACTTGCTGAAGCCATAGGTTATATGCCTGCCTCAAAAACCGCATCAACTGCCACAGTTAATATATCAATTAATACCGGTAATCTTGCAGGTCGACCATCATTTTTATCACTGCAGCGTGGAACTAAATTTAGTACAACAGTAGATGATGTAGCATATACATTTGAAACAATAGGTACAATCACAGCTCAAGATGATGGCAATGGATTATATGTTTTTAAAGATTTGTTAGATAGAGAAGCTATTACAATTAAAGAAGGTACTAATACAACAAAAACATTTATTGTAAGCGGAGATTCTCCTGATTCTGTTTATGTAATACCTGATAAAAATATTGATACAACAACAGCGTTTGTAAGTGTATATAATGATTTAACTAGCACTAGCTTTACAACATATACTGATTTAAAAGAAGCTGATACTATAGATGATCAGTCTAAAGTTTATATTATGAGAGAAACGCCTAACGGATTTTATGAATTATCTTTTGGTGATGGTTTTACATTAGGTAAAGCTCCTGAACCTGGCAATAGAATTGTAGTAGAATATCTTTCAACAAACGGCCCTGATGCTAATGGTGCTAGTTCATTTACTCCTGCATCGCAAATACAAGTACCGGGTGCAGCTGGTAATACATCTTTTAACTTAAGTGTAGTTACTGCAAGTAAAGCTGTTTCAGGTTCTGTTGTCGAAACAACTGAATCGATACGTAAGAATGCACCGTTCTCATACGCATCTCAAAACCGTATGGTTACAGCGGCTGATTATGCTACACTAATTAAACGTAACTTTGGTTATCTGATAAAAGATATTCAAGCATATGGTGGTGAAGATGCTGTTCGTAAAGAATATGGTGTTGTCTTTTTATCAGTTGTGTTTAAAGATGATGTAACACAAGATACTATTGATAAGACAAAAGGTGATATCACAGCATTAGCAAGACAATTACAAGTTATTACATTTGATGTGAAGTTCCAAGAACCAGATATAACATATTTAGAAGCTTCAGTATTTTTTCAATTCAATCCTAAGTTTACATCTTCTTCTATACAAGAAATTCAAAATCGTGTAGAAGTTGCAACAGATAATTACTTTGCTAATAATACAGGCTTATTTGATCAATCATACAGACGGTCTAATTTATTAGCATTAGTCGACGAAGTCGATCAATCAGTACTTTCTTCTCGCGCTAATCTTAAAGTGCAAAAGAGATATGTTCCTTTTCTAGGTAGATCTGAATCGACTACATTACGGTATGCTTCGCCAATAGCTGAACCTAACGACGAAGAACCGACAATTACATCAACTGGATTCTTTTCTAATGGTGTAAAGGTTAGAATACAAAATAAACTAGATAGTTATAAATTGCAACTAATAGTACTAGATGATAGTACTGTTTTAGTAGATAATGTAGGAGAATATTTTCCAGCTACAGGCATTGTTTCTATAATAGGCTTGACAGTTGATAGTATAATAGGTGGCAGTAACTTTATTAAAATATCTGGTGTAGCAGCAAACGAATCATTCTCATCACCAGGTCAAAACCAAATTGTTGTATATGATGATGGTCCATCATTTGTACAAGCGAATATAGTAAAAACGAGCTAACATGTCTTTAGATAAAACATTACGCGATATTAATCGGCGGCCTATATCGGTTCAAGACAAAAAACAAGTAGATGGCGTACTACCTGAATTTTTTCAGTCTGAATATCCTAAGTTTGCATCTTTTCTTGAATCATATTATGATTATATGGATAGTGATTTATCACCAACAAGACTAATAGACGAATTATTTTTAAATCGTGACATAACGCAAGTAGATATAGACCTGTTATCTTTTATTGAAGATGAATTACTTTTAGGAAAACAATTCTTTGAAGGATTTAGAAATAAAAGAGAAGCGGCAGATTATTCTAGTACCTTATATAAAACAAAAGGAACTAAATATAGTATAGAGCAGTTCTTTAGAGTATTTTATAATTCATTTGCTGAAGTAATATATACAAAAGAAAATGTTTTTATTGTTGGCAATGTGCATGATCTTGAAAAAGAAAAAGAAAATCATAATGCTGGCATAACACCTTATGCTCCTGAGATTACTGTATCGGCATCCCGTATTGGACCTGATGATCAAAGATTTATAACTGACGATAAACTATATCAAAAGTATGCATTACTTGTTAAGTCTACATTACCTATAGACACATGGAGAGACATATATAAATTATTTGTTCATCCGGCAGGTATGTATGTTGCGGGTGAGGTTCAGATTGTAAGCATAGCTGAACCAGGTTATACTATTATGCCTCCGGGTATTGCAGATTCTCAGGGACCAATATATGCAGGGTTTGCAGAAGCTGCTGCAGTTGGTATCAATGCGACTAATCACGTTGTACAAGATTTAGGTTCGCGTATTGAACCGTTTACATTAAAACCTGTACAATTAGGTCAACTAGGTAACATGACACTTGCTGCTTTTGATCTAAACTTTAACAACTTAGCAAATGTGCAGAATCCTGGATCAAATACATTTGATGACGATAGTACAATTGCTGATCCATCATTTCCAAGAATGTCAAGTGATAATACAATACTGATGAATTTTAGTAACGACTTCTTCTAAAAACTATTATAAATAGTGATAACTTTTAAAGAGAGATAACATGGCTAGACAAACAATTAATACCGGAGCAAGTGCTAACGATGGCACAGGTGACTCATTACGTAATGCCGGTAATAAAATAAATCAAAACTTTCAAGAGATATATCAATTTCTTGGCGAAAGCGATCAAGTATCTCCGTACATGTTTATTGATTCTGATGGTATTCATTTTAATGGCGCTAGCGTAAATACATTTAAAACTATTTTAGATGTGTTAGATCCTACGCAGAATAATACTATTACATTACCTGATTCAACCGGTGAAGTCGTTTTAGACACGTCTGCACAAACTCTTATTAATAAAACATTAGCCGCATCAGCACTTACAGAACCTAAAATAAAAGATGATGATTCTAGTCATGACTATCAAATTATCCCAGGCTCATTGACAGCAAATATTCCTGTTAATTTACCTGACCTAGCTGATAGTGATGATTTTATAATGGCTAAACACGCAGCTACATTAGAAAACAAGACATTAGATTCAGCAACCATTAACTTTCCAAAGGTTAATCAGATTTTAGATACTAACGGTGCGACAGTCACAAAATATGAGGCGTTTCCTAATTCAGTGAATTTTATATCACTGGGCGGAGAAGCAACAGGATTTAACCCATCAATATACGTTGATGGAGCTGATTCAAATGTGAGTTTAGCGTTAGGTGGTAAAGGTACTGGTTCAGTAAAATTAGATACACGAGTTTCTCTAGGTAGTTCGGCACAATCAGCAGA